CCTTGATTCTGACGCGACCATCTATCCATTCATTAAAGATATAGATTTTGATTCGGCTATTGTCTCGCTTGGTGAGAACATGGGCCAGCGCGGACAGATAACGATCACCATGCGGGATGGGCCGCACAACGATTTACCAACGTCTCTGTTCGACAAGTACGCAAGCGAGCGCGACTATGATGCTTTCACACAAGGATCGTTTTGGGGAAAGTTCAGAGCACGCAACAGGTTTCTCCGCTTTCAGCCTCTGTATCTTTTTACATGTGCGCGAGATGACTTTGGTGACATTGAATCGACCATCGAGGCGAGAACATATTTGATTGAGTCTGTCACTGGGCCTGAGAACGGCGAATTTAAAATAATTGCTAAGGATACTCTTAAGGTTGCCGATGGAGACTATGCGACGGCTCCTGTGGCTTCGCCGGGTTATCTTTCTGGTGACATCACGGATGTTGCCACCACCGCAACGATCATTCCTTCTGGCACGCTGGCAGCGGATTATCCGTCGTCAGGATTAGCTTGTATCGGTGGAAATGAAATCGTCATCTATACTCAAACAGGTGGCGACAATGTCAGCTTGACTCGTGGTCAATTTGGAACAACTGCCGTTGAGCACAGTGCGCAAGATCGCTTTCAAGTCTGTTGGTTTCAAGAAACTCCAGAGTCGCCGGAAGTCATCATCTCTGATCTTTTGGAAAATTACGCAGGCATTGATCCTTCTTTGGTTCCCTTTGATGATTGGGAAGCAGAAATCGCTGCGAACCTTGGCACGGTTTATCAGTTCGTCGTTACAGAACCAACTCCGGTTAATAAGCTTGTATCAGAAATCATCCAGCAGATTGGTGGCGCCATTTGGTGGGATGATGTCGGCGGACAAATACGATTGCAAATCCTTCGTGAAATTCAGGCAGACGCTGAACGCTGGAACGAAGACAATACGCTTGCACATACATTAGATGTGACTGAACAGGAGTCCAAGCGCGTCACGCAAGTTCAGGTCTACTATGCACAGATCAACCCGACGCTCAAGGTCGATGAGACACGCAATTATGCGTCAGTCTTTACCGTCACTGATGAGACGACGGAAATTCTAGTTGGCGGTCGCTCGCTAAAACAAATCTTCGCGCGGGGCATTTCTAGCGGAGGACAAGCGGTCGCAGAGGTTCTGGCAAACAAGTGGCTTGGGCGATATGTCAACCCACCGCGCCGCTTCAGCTTCCAACTTCTAAAATATTCTGGTGTCAGTCCTGCGCTCGGTGGCGGCTATCTGCTCGGTGGCGGAAGTCTGTTCAATCCGTTATTGAACGCTGGTTCAAATCAACAAGGTCTGTGGCCGTTTCAAGACGAGTTCGGCGCACGTGCCGAAGTTCCGATTCAAGTCACGCGAGTTAATCCTGTTGGAAATGTTTTTGAAGTCGAAGCTGAAGAGATGCTGTTCTCTCCGTTTGGTACGGCAATAGACCCACATAACCATACGATCATTTTCGACGTTAGCCGGAACAACGTCAATCTTCAGGAGACCCATGACAGCGTTTACGCAGAGGCACTCAGCGGCGATACCGTCAATTGCTATGTCAACGGTGGAGTGTATATCGGTTCTGACGATGTCGATGTTCCTGCGTTTGATGTCGGATCGTTTAACTCAGGCGTTGTCGTTAATATATTTGTCAATGGCCGCATTCAGGGTAAGGGTGGCGTTGGAGGAGATGCAGGGTTCACTGGAACGTCGGGGCAGCACGGCGGGACCGCTCTCTATACGCGGCAGGCTATTAACCTAGATAATCAATCGCAGATATGGGGTGGTGGCGGTGGTGGTGGTGCGAGTGCTGACAATCACATTCCCCAATCGACATACACCGCTTCTGGCGGTGGCGGTTCTGGAACAATTCCGGGTTTAGGAGGGGTGGCGCAGCCCGCTGGCAATTTTCGTTTTAGCGGTGCCGCTGGTACGCAAGACGCCGGAGGTGCGGGTGATCAAACAGCAGGTGACGGCGGCAATCCCGGTCAAGCCGGTCAAAATGCTTCTGGTGGAAGTGTTTACAATACGAGCGGTGGCGCAGCTGGCAGCGCTGTCGACGGCACAAGCCACGTCACGTACATAAATTCAGGTGACATTCAGGGACCGCAGGTGAACTAACATGGCCATTCCTCTTCACATAAAGCAAAAGCTCGGCAAGCGGCTTGTTTCCACTACCGACCGAACCGGAATGTTCGAGGGTTACAGAATTCTTAAACGCGAGCACGAGCAAATGAAGGCGACCTTGGCAGCACTCGTTGTCAGGGTCAAGCGACTGGAAGGAACTGACTCACCAACTGACTCACCGCCAGAGTAATACACAATGATTAAGATAAGTGGAAAGTGTTCTTGGTTCGGAGGTCCGCTTGATCATGGCGTCGACCCTGATGAAGGATTGGCATTCATTTACAGTGTGGACGAAGCTCCGCATTTATTTCTTGCGACGCAGCCAGCTGGAACATCAGGCTTGGCGCGACGACTTAACCCATTCGTTAACTACATCGCTTGCCGATGGAACTACGATGAAACTTCTGTAGAGAAACTTCTTACGACAATGGTCATCGTCTATTCACCCAAAACAAAAAAGACCATTCGTGCTTTCCCTGCCGATTGGGGACCCCATGTTGATACAGGGAGAATTGCAGATTTAAGTCAGGGTGCAATGCGACGACTTGGGATAACTACAGACGACACGGTGAACGTATCATTCCCCGATGGAGAGGAGTTAACATCATGACTTGGCGGGTAGCAAAAAGTCTGGACATTCTATTGCGCGAGATTAACGCGCTGTCTCCCAATCGAGACAAGTCAAGTGATGGTTCAATTGGCGACGAACATCATGCCACACGCACTTCGGACCATAACCCTTGGGTCCACGACACAGATGGAACGGGTGTGGTTACGGCTCGAGACTTTACCAACGATCCGAAGCACGGCATTGTCTCTGATGTCATTGCTCACAATCTTATCAATAGTCGTAACGACCGTATTAAGTACGTCATTTCCAACGGCAAGATTGCCAGTGGTTCTGGTCAACAGCAACCGGCTTGGGTATGGCGTAAATACACAGGAACCAACCCTCACGACCATCATTGCCATGTCTCAGTGAAACAGGACAAGGCACATTATGATGACGACGCACCTTGGCAACTCGGTATTACTGTTGCACCTGTGGTCGCCAACGCTAAGCCTGCGGTCCTTAAATATCCGCTGCTGCGCGTCGGCAATACCGGAGAGGACGTTAAGCGTTTGCAATATTTGCTGACTGTCGCCGGTTACAGAATTAGACAGGACGGAGACTTTGGTGCCGGCACGAAAAAAGCCGTCATTGATTTCCAAAAGAAAAGCCAGCTTGTCGCTGATGGTGTTGTCGGACCTTACACTTGGAAGGCTTTGGAAGATGAATAAATATATTCTGCTTCTTGCACTACTGCTGGCCGGATGCGCGTCGAATGGTGGCGGCGGAAATGTTTCGTTGCCAAATGCACCTAATTGGACCGCCACATATTCTCGAGGTATCGGCGCTTGCGACGACTTTAATTTTGGTGAGTTGCATTATTGTATTAAGCAACAGACGGCTCGGCTTGGCCAGACAATCATAATGAAGTTTACGATCAGTGGGTCTGGTGTCCTTTACCCTGTGGAAGGTGCAGACACTCCACCGGCAACGTTGCGGTTATTTGTTGCCGCTGACCCTTCCGGCTATAGTGGAACCAGATGGTGGTGCCCGAGTTCAAGAACTAATTTGTTAGCTGGAAGCTTCACCGTTATCTGTACGTTGTCTTCAGAGTGGACAAGTGTTGGAGGCGGTCTTCCTAATCCGGGTCCGCCGAATGGCATACGATATGCCGGATTTACTATGGGAGGACAATCATTCGCTGGTCATGGGGTGGCTGCGAATGGTCCGGTTCACTTCCATCTAGACGACTATCAAATCGTTGATACCATGACGTTGCGAAAGAGGAAATTTAACCAGAAGGAGAAAGTGAAATGAGGAAATGGTTTCTAGCTATTGCGTTGCTGACTGGCGCATGTACAACCACAGGCGGTCTCGACAAGCCTGCGGTTGACAGTTTTATCGCTGACGTTCAAGCGTATACCCAGACAGCCTGCGGTCTGTTGCCAGTCGCCGCCAGTGTGGCGGAGGTTGCTGGTGCTTTAGCCGGCGCACCCGGTGTCGGTGTTGCAGTTGGTGCCGTTGGCAATGCCATCTGCAGTGGGTTCGTTACTAAGCAGGCTACGGTCGGCGGTCTCGTGACAGTGAATGTGAATACGCCGAAGGGCATCGTCAAGGTCAAGGCGACGAAAGTCAGACGGTGACCAAGACAACCATAGGTGACGTGATCGCTGTTATTTCAAACAACAGCGGCGACGTTCTCGAGGCCATCGACAAGGTCGGTGGTCTCGGCAACGTTCTCAGGGCAACGCCAGCCCTGCTTCGAATATTTCAAACTATCTCTGATCGCCACGACTTGGCTGACTTGGAGAAGTTGCTGTACTATAGCGACGAAACGAAAGAACGCGTCCGCGCGTTCCAAAGAAAATACAACCTCAATCCTGATGGTCTGGTTGGCGACAAGACTTGGCGGAAGGTAGAAGAACTAACAAAGGGTAAGTAAATGATTATGCTTTTCATCTGCTTTGTTGCGATCTTGTTTGGAATGTTTTCACTCCTTGGAGGATACGATGCCAAAAAAGCCTAAGAAGAGGACAGTGGTTGAACCTGAAGTTTCTGACATGCCAAGCATCGTCAACACAAACACAATTCATAACGTGTTGAATGCGCTAATGGGTGTGGCCTCGGTGTGGGCTTTGTTTGATTGGACGCAGTTCGGTCTTCCCCAGTCATGGGCTTTGAAATTCATCGCTGGTTGTTCTCTCGCTAAGCTGACAATGAATGCAGCTCGCGACGGGTTGAAGGGAATGATCGAACCACAACCTCCAGTGAAATAAAATGGAAGAGCCAGAGTTAGCAATAGGTCGGTTTCTATTCGACCGATTGTTTTCTTTCCTTAAGTACACATCCGTCGTCGCTGGCTTCGTCGGTATCGCCTATCTCGGCCAGACCGGGAAGGATGGCGGTTTCATTCGCGACCTTTGGGATGCGGCGAAGACGGCCAGTCCTTTTGCAGCCATGTTTGCAATTCTTTTCTTCCTTGATGAGAGGAGGGAAAGAAGGGAGGCGCAGAGACAATGCAACGAGCGCACCATGAGCTTCGTCGAGTCGACGAACGAACAGGCATCAAATCTGGAAAAACTGATCGAAGCTATAAACCAATTGAGGACCACTCTTGCACGTCGGCGTCGACGGACAAGGCAAGTGAAATGAGCAGTTTCTTTGAAGCTATCATTCACTGGATTCATCGTGACAAACCGATGGACAAGCAGCAACTCGAAGCTGCGCAAGATCGTCTACATGATCGGACTAAGAAAATGGGCGAAGCAACGGACGCACTGACTGAGATGCTAAAGAGAATGCGACGAGAGGACAATAACAACTCAAGAAAGAGGAAACAGGGAAACAAGAAATGAATTATCAACTCCTAGAGGTGGCCAACGGCATCCTCGCGGTGATGTACTCGTGGATGTTTCTCTATGGTGCACTCCACATTGGCAGGTGCTATCGCTCGGCAAGGAATGCTCTTGTCGGAAAAGCCACTGTGTGGAGGTCAATCCGGCATCTCTACTTTAACAATAAGCCAGAAATCGCGTTGATGTTTATCGTTGGCAGCTTAACGTTGCGAACTTGGTTGCTGTGGTATCTACGCTTCATGGACAATAGAAACTTTGAAGGGTGGATGCTTGTTCGCGATGCTGGAACAGAATTGGTTGTGGTTCTGACGCTTATGGTTACAATCGGTGTTTCTTGCTGGATACGCGTCATAACGCCATATAAGCAAAGGAACAAGTTGATCTGGATCGTGATGGTTGCTATCGCGATAGCCTTTGGCTTTGGTGCACCCTTTTTCCACAACTGAACCATGCCGAAATTGTCCGACCTTTGGCGGCGACGCGCCAAGGATATTCGAACTGGAATAAGTGGTGGTCTCGGTAACGAGCCGGGATGGGTCGAAGCAAAGACTTGGGAAAAAGCCGCTGAAGAGCTGGAACGCTACCACGGACGAAGATTAAAAAACCGATCACGCTACAAGAGGGAAAAGATATGAAACGCATGTACCTTATTTGGGGCGGTCTACTGGGCTTCGACGGCTACTTGACCAGTGCTGGAATGACAGGTTTGGAAAGTCAGTTGGCAAAGTACGGTCCTGTGAAGAGTTACATGCAGTCCGGCATTATGAATTGTGTAAATGATATTTATAAGGAATGTGCAAAAGAAGATATTTGTGTTCTTGGCGGCTTCTCCGGCGGTGGTGTTCAGGCAATTCGCGCCGCTGTCTTTCTGGCACAAAAGAGAACACCACAGGACATCAATTTGTTTATAAACATTGACTCGTCTCCGCGCTACAACCTGAACAAGCCGGACACCCTTCCCCGCAAAAACATAAAACAAATTCTTAATATCTATAATCCAAATGCGGGCATGTTGGGTGGTGGTTATATTGGCGCACCGGGTATAGCGCACGACGATCATCCTATGCGCATTGGCCATCTGTCTTTCCAATTCAATCAGCAGGTTCGAGACATTGTCGAATCAAAAGTGAAAGGGCTTTAAAATGGGCGGCAGAATTTTAGCGCCTTGGTGTGTCGACGAGAAGTGGGAATTTGGTACGCTTGATGACGGCAGAGGTTGGGCCAAAGTCACAGGGAGAAACCGTGCACCAAAAAACTTGACAAGCAATTGGGGTTGGATGGTCAGGAATGATTATGAAGAAAAGCTCCAACCTTGGTTTCACGGTCCAGACACCACTCTCCCCGGCTACATTGGTCCTCCTTGGGATGACAAGAAGCGGGAATTTTATTGGACGTATGTCCGCAACCCGTTGCAGAACGCACGGTTGTTTACTTGGGGATGGGCGGACAGAAATTACACTGTGACTGTCGACCCGGGAGACCACGATCCGGACCCGATGACTATACAACGAAATGATAAACGAAATCCGGACGGCACCCCACAACTCGGTTATCAACGCGCTACGCTTGTGGCAGAGAATGGAGAGAAGAGGCAGTGGGTCTCGTACTGCTCTTCCAAGATAGTCTGGTACGCTGGAACGCAACCAACCGGATTTTTCGGACTCAAACTTAAACCCGGAGAAAAATAATGGCAGTCAGTCCGCTCGCAGGCATGGGTCGCCTTGTCCAACATGACAGACGCAATGCCTCATTCCCGTTGCCGAAGGTTGCTGTTCCAGCTGGGGTGCGTAAGAGGATGTGGTGGGGCGGTGCGGTCTACGACCAAGGAGACCTGCCCCAGTGTGTGGGCTACGCGGGCTTTGGGTGGCTTACAGGAGGTCCGGTGGTCAATCACCCTCACTTCACCCCAGCCGACCTCTATCATTGGGCACAGGAGGCGGACGAATGGCCGGGACAGGACTATGACGGGACCTCCACGCTCGGTCTCATGAAGGCTCTTAAGGGGAAAGGCTACATTGACGAATACCGCTGGGCGACAGACGCAGACACCCTTGTGGCTTGGCTCTTGGCAAAGGGTCCGGTGCTGGTCGGCACGGACTGGTTCAAGGACATGTTCACTCCAGAAAATAAAAACGGTTTCATTCGTCCTACCGGTGACAATCAAGGTGGTCACGAATGGCGCATTGCCGGCGTGGATCTCGACGAGAAATGTCCTGATGGAACGACGGGTGCGGTGCGTATGATTAATTCATGGGGGAAGGCTTGGGGCGAGCAGGGAAGAGCTTGGGTCAGTATTAAAGATCTTGACTTCCTTGTGAAGAATAACGGGGAAGCCGTCACCGTTCCAGAGTTGAAGGTGGCGGTCATTGAAAGTGACAGCGCGTTCGTTTGAAACCAGCATGGAGAAGAAGGATGATAATAGGTCGGCTGATCTTACTTTTCATTTTCGTCGTGGCTTTCTCGACCGAGAGTCACGCGCGTTTAATTTGCGGCTGGACGCAGATGAAATACTTCGGCGTTAAAGATCAGAAATATAGACTGGCAAGAAACTGGTTAAACTTTCCTCGGACTTCGGCTCATCCCGGGGCTGTTGTGGTTCAGTATCGTAATGGAAGATCAAGCGACGGAAGACGGGGCATGCACGTCTCCCGCATTGAACGACTAACAGGAACATGCAGCGCCATTGTCGCTGACGAGAAGGGACGCTACGAGCGTAATATCTGCGCTCGTGGCGCAACTATCGTGGACCCTAGCGGCAATAGAGCCGCTCATCTTTAAACGTCTCTCCCGGCCCACGAGGCAATCCCGCTTCGTGGTCTCAACTGCCAGAGCGGTCGGACCCCCGGCGCTCTGGCCTTTTTATTTGTATCGTCGCTCCACCGCTCGGCACTTGATTATTGTTGAAGCACCGCTCGGCACCGCGAAGAAGTTGGAGCGTTGCGTTGACATCACGCCCTAGCCTCTCCCAGTATTCTATCACCTTCATCGACTTCCATCCAACATTGCTGGTACGAACGAACTCCTGCAATTCAGGAGGAAGATGATCGTATGCCATCATCTCTTCTATTGCCTTGTTTTTTAATTCCGAGAATTTTGGAATCACAGCTTCCAACGATCTTTCATTTCATGCGGCTTGTAGTCGTCTCCGAATAAAGCGTAGACGAGACAACCGATCATCAACGCACCGAAGCCAAGTGCTGAGATTACGAGGATGAATTTGTCCATTTTATTTCTCCCGTTCCGCGCTAGTCTCAGCCACCCGTCCGTATCCATCACACACGTCGCACCGTTTTACTACTTCCACCGATCCATCGGGTGCTTTATAGAATGGTAGGATTGATCCATCATGCATAATGACGATTGTTCCCGACCCTTCGCACTTTTTGCATTCGGGCATCTCATTCCTCCCGGCGTTTCTCGGGCGCGTGTTCAATCATTAGGGCCGCTCAAGGCGCGTATGGCGGCGGCGATTGGATAATGAGGCCAATCCTGAGCCACCTGTGCGCAGCGTTCGATTGCGTCTGCCGCCCCTTTATCTTGTCCCCGCTCAAACGCGATACTTTCCATCGGGACCAAGGTTCCCCCAGCGGCGGCGGTGGCCGCAACGCCGCAATCATATGCGATGCGGTAAACCTTCCGCGCCACTTTAGCGACGTATCGTTTTAGTGCCCGCTCTTGCCTTTCCGTCAGAGTGCGAAGCAACGGGGGCGGCTTGCCCCACACGTCGAATGTGTCTGCGTTCCTTGCTCGCGGCATTATCTGTTCTGGACCAAGAGGTGCCTCACCGCGTTTTTCGCGCTCGTAGTCCTCGCGCTCCCATTGAGTTAGAAATCTCGGTTCCGACATTATCTGTCCTTCTCCTTGGCGTGCTCGTTCATGCGCTTGATGTCGTCCGTTGATACTTCGGCGTAGCTAATGTCGGTCGGTTGTTGCTCGGGCGTGCGCGGCGGTCCGATTATCGTGTTTAGCCTCGGATCATCTTTTGGCACGTACCCCAATTCATCCCTGCGTTTGTCGGCTGGCGTTAGCAACGCAGATATTTTCCAGCCATATTTTTTCAGTTCATCACGAAGCTCGCCGGCTGAATTGTCCTCGGCGCAGTCACCATACTTTTCGTGTAGAAAAATCTCCACGATGGCCCAAGGATTGCGCCTTAGATAGTTTTCCTTTCTCGTCATTATCTGTCCTTCTCGGGCGTTAAGGCGCGTGGATGCAGAACTTCGTCTATGACTCGCCACACTGGTTTCTTCCCGATGCCGCCGCATTGCGAACACGGCATTTTGTTTCCGTATGGATCATGCATCAATGAACCGAAGCCATCGCAGTGCGGACAGATAACGTCTTGCCTTTCGAGTTCCGGCATTATCTAGTCCTGAACGCCGCGATCATTTGCAAAAACCCGGCCATCGTCTTTCCTTTTTGTGCCATGCATAAGCCGCCAAGATTGCAGCCCGCGCCTCGCCTCTAAACGTCTCCCAATAGATGCAGCGCCTTGCACCGTTCGGCAGTTTGTCGCAACAAGAGCAGGCCAAAAGCTGCGTATCTGGATCGTGATATATTGATCGACCAGCGGCCTCGCATAATGCTTTTGCTACTTGATCGACCATCGCGTTCTTAACCCGTGGTTCCTAGTCCTGAACGTCTAGTGCGCTATCTATCGCCTCTAATAAAGAGGCGGAGTGTCTGACTGTTTCGCTGTCCTCGTCGTTGCCGGCATCGGCCACATATTGCCGCGCCTCACGCAATAGATGTGCAAGTCTCTTTTCCATGGGAACCTCGTCTAAATAGTCTGCGTATGCGCTCATCGCGTTCTTAACCCGTGGGTTTTTAGTCCGTAAGGCTTTGCTTTGCTCTATGTTCATCTTTTCAAGTTCTTCAATAAGAAGCTTGAGAACCCTGCGTTCATCAAACTCTTCGTTAAAACGATATTCACAATTTTTGTAGTGAGTGATCGGAGCTGTATTGATCGGAGACGTGATCGGTGCCCAGTGCGATGGATAGATTGTGCCCTCGTGGACCATGCTCCAAAATCCGTCGTTGTGCGACCAGCCCATATCAATAAAGAACATGTGCTTGTCCACGAAAGGATCGCTCTCAGTGCCGAGAAGAATGATCGTGTCCTTCGGTGCCGTTGCTATCGGATGCCAGTCTGTCATCCCTCTATCTCAATTGGTTTAGACTTTATGTACCACCGCATGTCGAGGCCAGCCGTCTCCACCACTTCGTATAGCGACGGCGTTAGGATTATAGCACAGTAACGGCGTCTGAATAGCTTCAAGGTTGCCATGCGACCTCCACCGGTCTCTCGCGCGGAAGAGGAACGGCGACACGCACACGAGCGACGCCAGCGTGTACCATGCCGAGTGCACGCGCCGCTCCCACCGTCAAGTCGAGGTCTCGTCCACGGATAAAAGGACCTCTGTCGTTGACCACGACGGCCAAACATTTCCGGCCGAAACAAACATTCAGGATTGTTCCGAAAGGCAACGTCTTGTGCGCTGCTGCGTGAGCTTTCGGATCGCACCTGCGACCTTGGGCCGTTAACGTTCCTCCTTCTCCCGGAGCGTTAGAGCAAAAGTAAAGACTAGCAATCATGAACGAAGTGAGTATCATTTATCTTCCCCTTTGTTGCACCTGTTGTACTCTCTCATGATGTCTATTGGAGCGGTCTCCTGAACTGTTATTGTACTCATGACCGTCTCTCCAGTATCAATCTTCTGTAGCTCGTATCTATAAAGAAGCGGGTCTTTTTGGTGGACGTATTTCATTATGACATAGTTCAAGTTTATCCTATTCCCCTTTCCAATTTAAACCTTTGAAGTGGCGTCAGCCTTCCGTGTACAGGATACTGGCGCGGTGCCTCGACGAAGTCGCATCTCTTTGGAAGCCAGTATCCTTTAAACTTATCTGGATGCAAACCTTTGAACGCTCCACAGCTCGCGCAGTACTGGCGCTTGATGCAGTTCTTCGTATGAAGACGATGCGTCTTCTTCGTTCTGGTCGGTGTTCCGCACCAAGCGCATCTCATGGTTTGTGACCCTGAGTCATCTTGTCTCGCACGTATTGAAGAACGATGCCGATGTCGCCATCAGCGAAGAGAAGTTTCTTTGCAAATCCCATCTCAAAATTGTTGTCCTCGTAGACTATGAAACCTCCGTCTTGAATTTTCATTATCGTCAGAGCGGCGAATTGTTGTTTCTGCCACCACTCACCTTCTGATATTGGTGCTGTCGCCATTTGTTTTCTCCATCCTAGTATGTTCATATTGGTTTCACCAGTTCACCTTTGTATCCCTTAGCTCGCAGGTTCTTTTCTATCTCGTCGAAGATATGCCACGAGAAGACGATTGCGGCTTCTGGCTGCTCGTCGATTAGTCGCTGCTCGTCGACAACAGGGATGCGTGTACCCGGCATGTAGCGTCCTATCTTCAGTGAGCCGGTTCGTTCGACCACATAGTCAATCTGGTCGATGTCTAGCCGGCAATAATTGATGACGACGCTCGCACGGCTTGGTGCTCCTACGCCGACCACGCGCCCTAGTCCCTTAAGTTGCTGGACTGTGAAGACGAGGTCGCGGCGTGAGCGAAGAACTTGCTCCTTGAAGATGTAATAGGCGTGGCCTTCGTCTATGGCACACTTCTCGCTCTCGGTAAAATCATAAACTTCGCTAGCATTGAGGCCGCTCTTCATAGAAGCATAGACGCGAATGGAACCGCCGTGCGTCGGTATTTTTTTGACGGCGTCGATCAGAAATCCATGTCGGTCGAACAAATTCTGAAGGCTCGTCACCGAGTAGTATCGCAAGTGCTCGTGATAGATCGTGTCATACTGACAACTATCAAGCAGCCCCATCAGATAGTGACTCTCTGACAGGAACGTTCCACCCGGCTTGAGCAGCATCTTAATTGACTCAACAATCTCATTCGGTTCAGGCATGTGTGCAAAGCAATTACAGCAGGTTATCAAGCTGGCTTTCTGCATAATGCGGCTAGCCGTTATTTTGTTAAAAAATCTTTTAAGAGTTGGGATGCCTTTTTTGATTGCAACGTCGGCAACGTCTGTTGGCTCGATGCCGATAACCTTCATACCTCGTTCTTTATACTTCGATAGCAGCGTGCCGTCATTTGATCCGATGTCAATCACGAGGTCTCCGGGTTGAAGATCGAGAAGCTTGATGGCCTCGTCAGCTTGCTGCGCGAAGTTGTCGACTAGCAATCTTGTCGATCCGGATGTGTACGGATAGTGTGGAGGAAAGGTCCACTCTTGTCCGGGAATGAACCCCAATTGGACAAGCTCGCATCTTGGACAACACATAAGGTCTGTCGGCATCCACACTGAGCCGTGCGGTTCGTGGTCGACAGGGACCATCCAATTGACGGGCGGCATGTAGCCGAGAGAGATTATTCGCTCCAGCTTCTCGTTGTCGCAGACTTGGCATTTCATGGCCGTAACCTTTCAAACTCTTCGCCGTTCTGGGCGCAATAAGAAGCGTAGGCTGACATCGTCATGACCTTGAACTGAAAAGTGAAGGTCATCAGAAACATTATCAGGAACATAAGCGCCGCACCGAAGAGGAAGCCAAAGGTGACGAGCTTAAACGTTCCGTGTTTCGTCGGCCATTCCCACTGTTCTCTCAGTCTGGCGTTTTGCTTATCGACGCGAGCGCGGAGGGCCAAGATTTCATTCTTGGCTTTGATGAGATATTCGTACTGCTCTAGTGGGTCAATGCACCCTTCCATTGCCAAGTCGTAAGAACCTTGCAGCGTATCAACGATGTCTCTTTTGTCGTCGCCCATGTCGATCATTTATCCCTCCTATTTGCAAATCATTCTCATCCAGCACATCGGTAGTCCCATCGTCAGACCTCCGATCAAGAGCGTAGCCGCGAAGAAGAGAAGACCCATTGTCAGTTTGTTTGGCATTAGGGGCCTCTGAAGTAAAGATAGAGGAAGCGCCAGAAGCCGACCTTCCCGAGTTTGCGGCACCAGTCGCAGCGACGAGCGAACGTTGAATTGCAGAACTGACATTTTTCAGTCATGACTTGTCCTTTAGGGCGCGGATGGCCGAGGCAATCTCTAGACATTCCTGCCACAGTGCATTTTCTTGATTATTGTGTTGGTGGTCATAGCGTGCCGCTCTCGTTTCCGCCACCTGTGCGCAGCGTTCGATGGCGGCGTGAGCCATTAGAATGTAACGCTGCACTTGGGCCTCATGCCGTTCTTTATCCTTTACTACGTGACCGTCAATTATGTCTGCCCACTTGGCAAAGTCATTGTCATGCCCGTTGGCGATCTTCCTAAATGTGTCGCGCAAGGTTGCGAGTTCTTCTTGTGTTGGTGGTGTCACAGATCCCTCCTGTATCCCGCTGCGTATCGTGCTGGATTGCTTAAAGCCCATAGCTTGTCTTTCAGTAGACCGTTTTCCTTTTCCAACTCGGCAATGCGAGCGCGGAGCGGTCCTTGCATAACTCGCTCAATATACTCAAGTTGGAATTCGTTAAAATATAGTTGTGTCATGGGCGAATGATCGCGCTTATAATTCTCGATTAGCTTTTGTGTTTCTTTGGTTGTCATGGGGCTAGCCTTTCACATAGTTTCTTCCATGCCTTCCACGTTGGCTCGTGCCGCTGCATCGCAAGCGACGGCCCATCTTTCATGCTGGTGGCTTTGCTGAATTCTGTTATCGCTGCCTCCAACTCGGCAATGAGGGCCTCTAGCTCAATGATGCGGTCCCGATACAGCGGACCCATCAGTGACCAGTCAGTTGCATCGTCATGTGTCGGTGTCATGGAGCTAGCCTCTCCGTTCCGATGTTTGCTCCATTCATGTTTCCGCGCGTCAGTCACGTGACCGTATCCATCGCATTCGTCACAGCGTTTTTCCTCCCCGACATTTTCCGGCGCTCTATAAAATGGCAGGATTGACCCGTCTGACATAATGACGACAGAACCGGCTCCTTCGCATTTTTTGCACTCGGGCATCTGAGCCTCCAACTCGGCAATGCGCTTTTCTGCGGCGACGAGCTTGAACATTGTTTCTTCGCCCATGACCTGTAACTCGGCAATGCGGGCGCGAACATCATTCGCCATTAGCTTGCATACTCCACAACCATCTGGGCACGCAGCGATGTGTTCTAGTTTTTCCATAGCTGTTAATGTTGTCAGTGACATTGGTCTAACCTCCGAGAAAGATTGCACCGGGTATCACCAGCAGCAGCCAAAATCCGTTGTCTGTGTAGAATGCCATGCCGAGACCGACCACGACGCAGATTGCGCAGGTGATCAGCAGCGGCGGAACCCACCATGCGTCTTCCTCTTTCGGTGTCATGGGCATTGCGCCTTTGTTCGCGCATAGTATCCGCCGCCGCAATTATATTTACCTTGCGCGACTGGACTAGCCCACGGGCATTGCGCCTTTGTCGGCGCATACCATCCTTCGCCACAGTCAAAACGATTTCGATCATCCCTCGGATTGCTGCTGCAACCGCTAAACATAAGGAAGAGAAAGACTATCACGGTCGCTGTAGAGACGACGGCGCAGAAGGCGACGAGGCCACCGCCACCAATTTCCATAGGCTCGCTTGGTTGAGGGTCTGGTATCATGTTGCGTTCCTGTGACTGACTTCCTTGAGTATCTCCTTCAACAAGTCGCGAATTTCTTCTAGGAGTTCTTGATTGGTTTGTTTCTGATTTGCGCGCATGTACAAGTCGGATGGTCTGCTATCGCGTGTCTGTGTCATATCTTCTTCTTTCTAGCCGCCACAACATCTGGGTTTAACTTCGAGTTGTACTCGTCGTATCCGTAGTTATTGGACGCATCATACTTCTGGCTGTTGATGCGAGGGTCCTTGCCGGTTGCGAATGCAATGCCAACTTCCTTGACAGTTTCTGCCCACGCTACTATGCCAACTTCCAACAATCGTAAGATCATGGCTTGTCCTCCTTCTTTATTAAAGCGAGCGCGTTCTGCGCTGCCTTGGTGATAATCTTAACGCTGTCGACGCAGACCGATGAAGCCTGCATGGTTATCTTACTTAGCTCTAGTTGTCTGTCTCCGGTTTCTCTTAACAGATGCGCCATGTAAAGCTGCATCAGCAAGAGACCGATGATCGTAAGACGTTCGGCGCTCATGCTGCTGTCCTCGGACATTTGCACGGCCAGTAATGACAGACGGGACAGTTAGCGGTGTTAAATTGATTTTTTATAGATGCAACCTTGTCTCTGACACCTTGGTCACGCTTCCAAGCCGCCTCACACAGGTCTGTGACTGCGCGACCAAGCGGAGTGCAACCTGCTTTGCGCGCACCAATTGCACCCTCGATTGCAACGACCAAGTCCCAGAGCGCTTGGCCGGTGAATTCGGTGTCGGCCAATTTCATCGACCTATCTCCGTTCCGATCACTAGATATATGTCGAAGTCTCTCAGCTTGAGGTTGCCAGTCGCGTTCTCCATGACCCACGTCTTGGCCTCGTTGCTCGTCTTGAAAGGTCCATAGCACCACTCACTCTTAAGAGTCACTACCCACATCATGGCCTCCATCCCGGTTGGATCAGCATCCTAACAATCGAGTAGACCGCGCTGGCGGCGCACATGGCAAGCACAGCATAAAATATATGATAGAGGTGAATGACCATGAACCTTTTCCATTTCATCTCGGGTTCTCCTGATACCATTTCATAGTTCGCTGCAATCCTTCTCGCAGCGATACCTTCGGCAAGAAGCCTAGCTTTCTAATCTTCGTTATGTCCGGGCAGCGGCGAACGGTCCCGCCGTCAAACATGTGGGAGGACGAGTTAAATTGTAAGTTGTGATCGGACAGAAGCATAATTTTATGAGCTAGATAATCTATTCTTATTTCATCATCATTGCCAAGGTTGTAGATATTTTTGTGTTCGCCTTTCTCTCGCAGCAGCATCAATCCATCGACAGCATCGTCGATATAACAGAAGGCTCGCGTCTCGTTTCCAGCATGGAAGTTATCTGAGTTGCGCATGAGCCGGGGAATGATGTGCTCCTCTCCGGCATCAGGTCCATAGATGTTATGTGGACGGACGATGATAAGATTGTCGAAGTGTTTGGCGTTGTGGATGGCTACCATCTCTGACGCGATCTTCTGCACTGCGTAAGAGTAGCGCGGATTGAAAGGATCAGGGACAGAGTAAGGCACCGTCTCGTCGGTTGGTATCTTCGGCGGAGTTTGGTAGACCTCTGACGACGAGATGACCATGAGTTTTTTAACGCGATGGTCTATGCAGGAAGTAACTACATTACATATGCCGCGCAGTCCAACGTCGAGGACTTCAGCAGGTTTTTCATAAAAGTTCTTTGTGCCGTTGACAGAGGCCATGTGGATAACCTCGTCCATTCCAAGGACTACTGATCTAACCTCGTGGTCTACTCTGACGTCGCCTATCATGCGTCTGTCTAGAATGACGGCATCCTGCACTCTGCAATAATTTCCCCTCGACGCATTGTCTAGAACGAATACATCCTCACCAGCCGCAACTAGTCGCTTGACGAGCGCTGCTCCGATAAAGCCGCAACCACCTGTGACGAGGACCCTCGACATCACTCCTTCTCCTTGGTCAGTCTGTCGACAATCTGGTTGACCGTCTCGCGGACGCAGAAGCCGTGAATCTGCGTCTCGATATAAGCGTTGGCTACATACGAGAACATGGTGGTGTTCTCACATCTTCCTTTAATGCCCGTCACTGAAATGATTTGCGAAGTTACTAGCCAGACTGGATCGCCGTTTGATCCGGTCAGCTGGATGAAGGTCAAGGTTGCGATAAGGAGATTTTTCATTTGCCTTTACTCTTGAAGAAGTCTGCCAATATTTTTTCAAATGCTTTGCTGCAATCAAAACACAAGTCGTATTTCCCAGCATCAGGCCAAAAGGATGAATGTGGGAATATTGCCCATCCTGACCACTTCTTAGTAAGTTCTTTTCCACAGGCGTCGCAGAAGTTCTTCGTGCTCATTTTATCTCCTCCTCGATGCGCATGGCGTCGATGTACGTCGTGCCGTCGACTATCATCGTGTGGACATGAATGGTGCCTGTGGTCTTGAACCATCCTCCGTCGCACTGCTCCCAGCAGCCAGAGGCTAACTCTATTCCGTCATAGACTGCGGACTGTTTTTGTTGTTGTTGTTGTTGTTTACGTCCTTCGTCTAGCCAGACAGAAATGAAGAGAAGTCCGAGTAGAATAAATGCGCAAACAAGACCGAGAGTGACCCACATTAAATTTGGCATGCCCATTATTCTCTCCCAAGTATCTTTATGTGACTGTCGCCGTATTTGCCGAGAAACCTTATCTGAATTTGATGTTGCTCCAGACCGTATTCATTTATTCGCATGTGCTCGTTCGCGCAGTTCCAGCAGCAGAACACGCGGCGACGTTCGGGGAATTGCGGCGATAGCATCTCCGTGTGCATCGGTCCGCTCGACGCGTCCGCTCGTCCGCAGTGGTAGCACGTGGTCATGTCTTCTTCTCGGTTGTGAGCTGAAGTCCGAACAGCTCTATGCTTTTGAAATCTCCTTCGACGCGAAGGTCATCGAGAAATGTATGTTTATAATCCGGATCGACCTTAGCCCAGTAGCTAATCCAAGCTTCATCATTCCCTTTAACTTCTGGAAGGATCGACGCCTGAATCGTGCTTTGGTTATCATCGTCGATACAGTCGATGATAATTTTCTTAATCTTTCCGCCTGCGACGTGAATTTGATAATTATGCCAGAGGTTATCTAACGCAACAGTCTTCTCAGCGACGCTCTCCGCTACCGCAGCAGGAACGCTCGCTGCGACGAGCGCGGCGGTTAAGCCTTTGATGAAGTCGCGACGAGAGGTCATGCGTTCGTTCCTATCGCGATAAGTGATCCGCCGACCATTCCTAAACCTGTAGAAAATATCGGCGTGATATCGGACGGGAGAAACCAAGCTAGCGCCATGCCAGCGGTAATGACGAGAGCACCGCCGAATATCCAAACGAACCTATCTGCTGAGTCCATCATTGCGTCCTCTCTCCTTCGAACCTGGTGATGCGCAATTCCGGGTTGAACCTTATCTCAGGCTTGCCATCCTTCTTTCGAAAATAAATTCTCATCTCGCGCCACTCTTCGTCAGTCGCGCCAAGTGCCAGCTCTTTCATCTTCTCTAGGTTTAGAACCTCTTCAGGCTTTTTGATCATGGATCACCTATGGTCGATGTGGACAATTAAATGAAGCGCACTTCCAGTTTGGTATTGAGTAAATCCTGTCCCCACAAAATTCGCAAACACCCAAGGCTTCAAACTTGGTAGGTGGCAATACTGCTAGACCGTAAACCTTGGCTCTTTCTTTAGCTTCACGCTTTCTACGCTCTATGCCCTCACGTTCCGTTCTCTCGTATTGTTCGTCATAGTGTCCCATGTCGTTCACCAGCTATTTCGAAAGATGATTGACACGACGCTCTCTGGAAGCTTGGCAATTTCGACGACGTAATCAAGAGAGCCGTCGCCTTCTCTCTCTTGCACGATTTCACTTAAGTCAACTTCCAGAGCCTGCTCAGCGATGTATTCCGGATTATCATAGCCGTTGCAGTGCTCGCCAAAATAGTCGCTGACTTCTTTCGGTGGTTCTATGCCTGCTTGTTGGCAAGATTTAAGGACAGCAAAATATTTTTTGAATGCATCGTCTCTGGCCCGTTGGCCGATGACACTAGTGCTCATACTCATGTCGCCCTCCTTCGCCTCTTACGGCTTGATCATCATGACCCCAGTCTGGTCGATAGGCTTTAGCAGAGTGTTGTATGCTATTCCCTTCTTGTTAAAGTATTCCTGACACGCTTCACGACTTCCGCGCCAGTGGCCGTAGTCATCGACGATGAGAACTCCTCCCTTAACCAATCTCGGATAGAGGACCTGCAATTCAATCTTCGTCGATTCATACCAGTCGGTGTCGAGACGGAGCAGAGCGATCTTTTCCGGAACATTATTTTTTAAAGTCTCTTCAACTTTACCCTGAACCATGATGCACTTTGTCACGTCCCAAACTCCTTCAGCGCGAAGATTGCCTTGAACTTCTTCGACCGAAGCCGCAGCCCACTTATGTCCGTTTGCGGTTTTGGCGCGCCATGTTTCTATTGCTCGTCGTCCCTTGTCGTGGACTTTCACGTCGCGGTCCGTTGGCTCTGGCATACCGTCGAAGGTGTCGAACAGCCAGCAAACACGTGATGGACATATCCATCTGGCAAGAATGATATGGCCACCCTGCCACACCCCGCACTCGACGATGTCTCCCGGAAGTTGGCACTCGTCTATCCTCCTGCAAGCGTCGATCATGGCCTGAAGTCGTTTCCGGCTGGCTTTCGAATAGTGGCCGTACACCCGGTCGATCATTTCGCTGTCATTCATTTTTATGGGCGCGCTGGTTTGTTAGCCGGACCAGCGGGAACTGACGACGTCGGTTGCTCGTTCTTAAACTTGTAAATGGCCGGAACTTCCATGACCCGCTTGTTACTCAGCTTGGTTAGGCGAGATGAGTCGAACCAGTGGCCGTTCTCGATCTTGCCGTCCTTATCCAGCTTTTGGCTGCGAATGCAGTACTGAACGCAGCCGTAGAGGTCGAAGCATACGCTGTCGCAGACGCCCTCGTAGTTAGTGATGACGTCCCTGTATCGGTGGCCGAGAACTTCCAGATGCTTTTCCATTTTGTCGCTCCGTTGTTTAAAAACCTATTACCCGTATCTAGCTGCCCGTTCAGGATGCATTAAACGAAGTCTAGTAAGCAATTCATCTTCACCAACGCTGCATTCGTAAGGCGTAAAATTTATCTTTTTATCCGTGTCTTTATCTGGTGGTATCCCTGCGCTATGAACGTTTGCCGATCGCACGCGCTTTTTTAAAGCAACACCTAATTTGCTTGCACGATTTTGAATAGTAGGCCACATTCTTTTTATTAATCGTTCTAAGCCTCTTACAGAAATAACAAGCTCGCCCGACGCGTAACGTCTTATTATATCATCTTCCAGCTCAGTAAATTCCCTTATTGCCATTGGTCGGGTTTCCTACGCGAAACATCATAGTGAGTGTAGCAGTACGGTGTGCCTTCCAAGATTTTTCGACCGCAAAAATAAATATCTGTTTCACCAAAAGGCCAACGGCAATGGTTGTGTTCCAACTCAACCAGTGTTTTGCCATCATTACGAGACACGTCAATATTTTCAAGCGGCAATTGTTTGTAGTTAACAGACTGAATTTTAATTTTTCGGTTAAGCATCAATTGCTTTTTAGGTCTTTCTTTGCGTTCGCCATTAAGATGTGCCACTCTTCTTCCGCCACTGCTGTTTGTCATTGGCACATGCATTCGATGCAATTTTCCAATAATAGCGTTACGGCTTTTTGTTTCTATTACGGCTGACATTTCAGTTGCACTCAGACCATCCTTGTTAAGTGTTAACAACAATGATACTTCGTCTTCTGTCCAGTTCATCATGTTACTTCCCCTATTTAATTTTTAAAGTGTCGACCCATTGTATTGCAGGAATTTTAGAACAATGGGCCGACGTTTCTTTCTCAGAACGGATTTAGTCGATGGGTGCTGCACCTCCTATGGTGGTGACCTTTCTGCAGGACAGGTGGTTCCAGAAGGGTCAATGTCGCGAACCGGCGACTCCTGCAATTTCATGTTTTTTACGAATGGGATTGGTCTTGAGTTTACTTTACAAATTGGGCAGTAACGTGTAGCACCACCATAAGTCTTAAGATATTTTTCAAATTCTTTTGGTGTCTCTGGCCAAACGTGAGCGAGCTCTACCCTGCTGCCATTTAATATAGCGTACTTTGGTAACACACCGCCTGTGCCATTTTGATGACGACGGACTCGTTCTTTTAATTGTCTTTCGTCCCGCGCATAGCCGATATAATGTCGGCTATGTCTTAATGGTGGTTCTAGGTGTAGAAGATAAACAGCCACTGCCTTACGCTCCTGCGAACCGTTCTAAATTTTTATTTCTTTTTCGCATGTCATTAAGGAAGCGCATCGAGGCCATTGCTTTTACTGCCTCGAAATTTGGTTCGATTACTGAAGCAGGCCAGCGCGCACAAACTAGCGTCGTGGCGATGCGGATATCGTCCGCGTAAAGTGGGTTGACATTTTTGTTGTATAACGTTCTTGCCATCATGACGATATCTTCGTTTTGTATTTTATTGTTCAGCATGATTTTTCCCCTTTTGAAAATTGTTGCGTATGATTAAGAACGCATCGAGTTTTTTACTTCCCAGCATTGAATCATCAAATGGAGGCAATTTTAGGGCCTGTCTTAATTTGATAATTTGTTTGTCAATTAATTGTAAAACGAGCAAACGAATTTCTGGAGGAGCTTCGAGCCAAGGACCCGCATTTACAAAAGCAATTAATTTATTTTCCTGAGTAAGTTTGTAACGTTCTAAAAAAGCAATAAGCTTCTTCACTTCATTTTCATACTTGCCTGCCAACAATTCGTCAAAGGTTTCCTTACGCCAACGCTTCCAAAGTTTCCATAAAAGGTCTCGTTCGATTAACGCTTTCTGAACAGCCTTTTCCTGCGCGCGATGTTTAAAGCGCTTCTCATTCGCTTGCATGCGGCGTTTAACCGGTGCAGCAATCGCTTTGTCCGCGTAAGCTAAGAATGGATTAGTCATTTAATTTTTTCCAAATTAGCCATCGCGTAGTGCAGCAGCCCGACTGCGTCAGCCTCGTGCTCATTTTTAACAGGAAAGCCTTTCTTCTTAGCAGCCTTAATCATGTCTTCTTTTGAAGCCCGTCCATTGCCCGTGACAAACTTCTTAACCGTAGGCACTGCAATATTAAGAACGGGTAAGCTTTTCTCAGTAACGATCGCTTCCAGGATACCCGCGATGCCCCAAAGAGAACGGGTAGCGTCTTGTCCACGACCTAAAGGCGTTTCATAAATTACTACGCTGTAGGGTTCCCAATAGAGTTCAGTTAACCAGCGTTTAATTTGACAAAATCGTTCAACTCGCACTCCTTTAAATATTTTATGCCCACAGGAGTTGTTGTGGTTAGTTGCGAAACCCATCGTCGCACCTAAATCGAAAGCAATGATTTTCATTCGACCCACCACTCCACCGGTCTCGGTCCAGAAAGTTGTGAACGTTTTAATTGAATGGGAGCTTTGTTAAATTCCAATTTACGGCGCAGAGAAGTTAAGGCTGCGTTCACGGTTTCCCGGGCATGGAAGTGTTCTGAGATCGTGTCTTTGTAAAATTTTTGAATGAGTTCGGTGCTGTTGAGGCGTTTGCCAGAGGAGAGAAATTTAAATAGCGTTCGCTCCATGGGCGAGTAAGAAACTTTGCCCGGAGGTAATTCTTTCATGCGGGTAGTTGTGTTCATTAAATAAGCGGCACCGAGTTATTAGCTCGGTGCCGTTTCCTGTGAGTTAACTTACTTTAACCATCCCATGTGAGATGTACCAACGCAGATAATTGCCAGCTCGCTCCTTAGCGACCTTCTTCCAATCGGCAACAGTCATGCCGGATTTAATCTTTTCGAATAGATCGTGACTGTAGGTACCTTTCCGGCCGACGTTCTGTTTCTGCAACTTCGTGATAACAGAGTCGTTAGCAAGAATATGTTTTCCCGATCCATTGGTCGCACGCTTTTTAGTTTTCTTCGCCATGACACTTTCATCCTTTTTACTAGGTGGATTGAGTTCCTGCGAAGGATTAGCTTTCTCTTCATCAGTCTCGGCTAAATCCTTTGCAATGGCTTTACGTATTTTTTCCGGAGTGACGAATGGCTCGACAACTTTTAAGCCGTGGTCATCAGGCTTATTGCGCTTGGCATACTTCATGCGGCGGTTTTCTGCCTGCTCCGGGGTCTCGGTACGCTTCAAGAAGTCTGGTATGTCACTTTCAGTTTCCTCAGGTGCCTTACTCATCGATTTGGCTTTTTCTTGGATAAGCCCGTGCAGATGTGCGCAACGCTTGCGCCCAGTTGCTGCATCGGCAAATCGTTTTACCGGCTTAAACTCCTCGCAGTTAAGATCGTGCGCGGTGAGTAGCATTTCGTTCCAAGCTGCGACTAGCTGTGGTCCAGTCATACTCGTAAAGTCCATCGGGCAGTTCTCCTTCTTTCAAGATTAAACTGCCTACCCTGACCTAGCGCCCTTACTATACCTGAACGGGATACTAAAGGAAAGGGGGGTAAGCCTGCTCACTTCAAATTACCAAACGTCCGGGCTTTTAAACCCGGACAATAACTTATTTCGAACGCTCGACAAGCTCCATCGCTTGGCCTCGAAAATTACGAGTGCCAATAAGTTTTTCATCAACGTAAGCATCGTATTGAACGCGAAAGCGGATAAATCTTACGATCACTTTTCCGCGTCCATCCTCAGTCCTGTATTCCAGTGAGCCGACTTCATGCTGCCAGCCCGGAGGGCCGTTCCATTGCCTACCTTTTCTCATATAAGCTGTCCTTCCTGATACCAATTAAATTGCCACGGCGTTGGCGCTGGAACAGTTGTTAGTGGCAGGTTATAGTCCTTAGTTGTTTTAGATCGTCGGCTTTGATCCTTTGGTTTTTCCGTTAACCAAGTTATCAATCCAGCGATGACGAGCGCAAAGGTTATTGCTTTCCACATCTTAGTCACCCTTCGTTAAATTTCCAAACGTCTGGCCTTTCGACCAGACAAGAAGTTTTAACTATAATAACCTACGCTAACTCTTTTAATTTTTCCCTCTTTTTCTAATTGCGAAAGCTTACTGCTTATGCTTCCGGCGAACCCATTCGCTGCTACTTACACGACTCTTACCGGGTTCAGTAGCTCTGCGGAGTTTGGTTTCTTGTTTGGCAGGTTTTTCTTCAGCTTCATCCAGATAGATAACACGAAAACCAGTAACCTCACCTTTTAGCAAATACCGAATAACCGAGAGTTGATTTTCGTATACTGTAAACACGATTTTTATTTTAGACATACCCATGGTTCGTCGCTCCTTTCATGCTTGCTGCTTTCAAAATTTCCAAACGCCCGGTCTTCTTCAACCGGGCAATAAAGTTAGGCTTTTAATTCAGCCATCTTTTGAGTAAGCTGCCACAAAGCGCGGTTCAGCTTTAGGTCAGTGTCGATTCCATTCACGGCGCGCGTTGTCTGGCGTCGTGGACGATTGTTAGCATCGGTGCCAAAACCAGTCAGGCCACCGCGCAACATGTTTTCCTGGACAACATTAAACGTTGACCAGAGATCGGTACCGGTGTCTTCCCGCCGACGAACCTTCAGCATCTGCGAAGGCTCAATTGACGTGTTGACGTTGCCTTCTGCATCCGCAAACCGAATGGTGTGTGCGGACTCAGCGTAGGCGATCTGTTCATCGTGGCTGAGGTTAATCGCACCCCAAACCTTTGGCGCTTCCAGCAAACGTTGAGCGGAGTCCATAACCGTATATGTACCCTCGATCACTTTATTCATTACGTCGCCAGAATGCCGAACCTTTACCGAACCGATCGCCTTATCGTTGGCAACGGCACCGTTCATGCAAATCGCGCGGAAGAGGCCACCGAACAGGTCATAGATTGATGTCCCGTCGTTGGCATTCTTCAGCAGGATTTCGAAGAACGTGTCACCAACCTGTTGAACCGCGTCAACCTTGCGCATGCGCAGAAGGTGCTTGGCGAAAGGCTTGCGGGAAGCATCGCGGCAGGTCATCTGCCGCGCACTGAAAACCTCGAAGCCTTCCTTGCGAAGACCCCGAAGGATTTCAATGGTAGGGATTGGTGCAAATCGTTCGCTCCGCTCTGGGTGAGCAGTGCGGGCGAAGACGCTCGGCACCAAAGTCTGCAACTGGTCTTCCGAAAGTGGACGACCATGAAAACCACCAGAATTTTGTTGATACATTTTCCTAACTCCTTCTAGGCAAAATTGCCAAACGCCGGTCGAAAGACCGGCAATAAATTTAAAGCCAACAATCAGAAGCGCACACAACAGTGTGCGTAGCATAGCGCAGATATTCACCACCGAAACCGTTTTCATTTACTAGAACCAGTTCGGGATCGTTTGAACCGCTGTAAAAATTACGACGCGGTGTAATCTTTTGAATTCGACCACTCTGCTCATAATCTGATTTGAAGCAGACATAGTCGCCGACTTTACATTCGACCAGTTTGTAGCAGCTCGGGTCGTCTGCACTGCCGGACTTGATGAACTTCTTAATGGTGCAGGTTGTCATTGTCGTCTCCTGTTGTGGAAGTTTAAATTTTCAAACGGGTCGAAACCCAAATTTATAAAAATAAGCGGCGCATTAGCGCGCCACCTCTTTGCATTCCATCTTAGCAAGTTTCGCAGCGCAGCGGCTGCAGATTTGTGGCCAACGATCTTTGTCTGCGATCGAGGCCACGATGTGTGCTCGCCGTGATTTGCAAAGTGGCTGTCCGCCAGCTTGCCGACTCAGGTGAGCAATTAAAGAATTTTTTACATTGCTTGTCATATCTCTCTCCTCTGCCCGTTACCGCCGATCCTTGGCCACTGTGTGAAATTCCCCGGTCCGCTCTGTTATGATTAGTATGCCCTATCCCACAGGAAAGTAAAGAGGGTTGGAACGATGATCGTTAATAAGTCATATCAAACAGAGGGTTATTCTGTGCTAAAATACGCAATAAAATTGCTAAGAAAAATTAGGGTCCAAAACCCCTTCTTTCCTTTGCTGCCCGGTCGGGTGGAGTTGCGCCTGTGGATTTTTTCGGCTAGGCTGCCCTTCCCCGCGATGGGATTTAGGAAAAGGTTAAAATGCAAGTAGAGCCTTTCTTCGCGTTTGCACGCGAACGACACAAAATATATCTGGCACGCAAAGCAGGAAAACCTGCACCTTGGACTGCCGATTCAATCTTACAAAAATATCGCTTTACGAATGTTTTTCGTGAACTGGATGCAACCACAATCTGGTTTCGGCAAAATCTTCGCGACCCGTTAAAAAACTTAATTGAAGTCCTTCCGGCTACCGTCGTCTTCCGCTGGTTCAACCGGATAACGACCGGTGAAGTAATAATGCGAAACCGAAATTATCTTAACCCGAAAAAATTACGATTGGCGATTGAAAAAATTCCGCCGCCATACGTAACCGGTGCGTACATGATTTATACAACTTGTCTCGGCGCGCCAAACAAGCAGGAAGGCGTGCTGCAGGCAATTGAAATCTGGTATAACACCCATAAGGATTGGCGTAAATTTAAATTTGATAAATTACAGACGGCAGCGGAATGGATGAGTTCAACTTGTCTTGGCGGTTTTATGACCTACGAGATTGTAAGCGACCTGCGGCATACTTCTCTCTTACGCAACGCGACCGACATAAACACTTGGGCACATTTTGGACCCGGCGGTCAGCGCGGACTCGAGCGGGTCGCTGGTAAAGGTGCCGATTTAAAAGCAGCACAAGAGTTACTAGCTATGTCACGTAACAGTAAGTTCTGGCCCGCGCAATGGCCCGCTTGGGAAATGCGAGAAGTCGAGCACACCTGCTGCGAATATCTGAAATATACGAAAGTACAAAACGGCGAAGGCCACCCGAAAGGATTGTTCAAATGCTAAAGCAGGGGCGATTTGGTAAGGATAAGATCAAGGCTTGGTATCGACCGGGCACGACCGACGAAAATGCTCTTATTGAAGTACTGGATAAACGTGCCTACCGCAGAGCTTCCGCTAAGTTTGATGTCGAAGCTGGGGAACATTGGCTCGATCTTGGTGCCAACATAGGGGCGTTCGCCTTATACTGTAAATCCAAAGGGGCAAAAGTAATTAGTATTGAACCGATGCAAGATTGCTTCGATATATTAATTAAAAATACAGAACCTAAGCGGTGCCTCCAAACGGCCGTAACTAATATCGATGCACCTTTTATTCAATTTTGGACTGCAAAAAACTCAACTGATCACTATCGCGGCACAATATTGCCACGTAGAGCTGCAAATGCGCCGATTATGGTAAAAAATATTTACGGAGAGTATCTTTTTCCAGGTGAAAAATTTGACGGTATAAAAATGGATATTGAAGGTGCAGAATTTGGTTTAATTGATGATTGGCTATTACCAAAATCAAATAAACTAGTATTCGAATATCATCTGAGTCGTGACAATTCCCTGCAAAATTTAGCGAAACGTTTTCGTATTCTGCGCAAGCATTATAAGAACGTTGTCGCTTGTCCAGAACTAATGCGTCTTGTCAAAAAGGGCACCGGCACCGGACGGACTTACTTCGATCGATGTGTTTATTGTTGGGGGTTAAAAAATGCCTAGATCTGGTCTTGACTTTACAAAACATTTTCTCTGCGCTCCAGCGAAACTTCTGTTGGGCGATGAAACACGCCAGCGCGGATATCCTGACTTTAGTAAAGCTGCGGAGCGACGTGCACTGCAGCATGTCGGTGATCGTCTTCCTGATTCACATCAATTTATGAAAGAATTTATCCAAGACGACGATCGCCTAGCAGCTATCTTAGTCCGACGTGCAGAAGCGTGCCTAACGCCTGAACAACATGCGAATGGCAAAAATGAGCTTGTCAGGTTTGAGCGTCCTGATTTTTCTGTCACATATAACGCTGTCGTCAAATCAACAGAACGCTTAACGGTTTCGCGGTTACAAGAGTTACAGGAACGACAAATATTAATCAAAGCAGCTGTTGGACCTGCACTTTACATTCGATATAACCCAGAAATGCCCCGATACATTTATGTAGGCACAACGCTTGATGTTAACAGTCGAAATAATGGTCACTGTAACTCTGGGCTTTATCTGTGGGATGTATTTAGCCTTCCAAATTTAACTACCGCGTTAGGTGTAGAAAATAAAACACATACATGGTTACAAACGATTGGTGAATCTGCGAGGGAAAATACCAGAGGGTTATTTATCGTAAATAAAGATTTAGGAAATGCACGTAGTCTGGTGCGAAACTTTTTGCGGACAACTTATGACTTCCTGTTCCATAATTCCGCGCATGGTGTGGACTGAAATCAAAATGCGCGCATATCACAGCAAGGCGAAAACTAAATGACACCCGAACAAGCAACAGCTCGTGGCTGGAAACGGGAACGGTGTCCCTGCTGCAATGGCGCTGGCATGGAAAGCGACTACGGCAATGGCGAGGATTTTTACGGACCAAAAGAATGTGGTTGCTGCTACGGCAATGGCAGTTATTGGCTTACGCCCAAAGGTCGACACGTTGTTTGGCCCGGTGGACCGTTCTGCTAAAGGAATTAAATAAATGAAACGCATCTACCGTGGCTTCGCAATCGAGTACCCGCCAAGTATGAAGCAGTTCTTCGTTTGTGAAACGAACGGTAAAGTCCTCGCTACAACAAACTCCTATAACGAAGCTTGCTCTTGGATCGATTTTGAAATCCGCCGTCAACGACTGGAAGTTTTCCCGGAGGATAAATAATGCTTACTATTTATGCAGTAAATGTGCGCGATGCCTTACCGCAGGGGATCAGACTTCTCAAAGAAGTCGGCGAACTCGAACAAAGTCGCAACGGTACTGTGCTGGTTGCACCGTGCCCCGTTATGACCGTTTATGAACGCCCAACGGAGCGAGTACTGTTTTCTGCGGAACGGGACGCTAATCCCTTTTTCCATTTGGCTGAAGCTTTGTGGATGTTAGCGGGCAGAAGGGATGCAGAATTCTTAAACCAGTTCATCAAGGATTTTGGCGAACGTTTTGCGCAACCGGACGGCAGACTTCATGGCGCGTATGGTTATCGCTGGCGCGTCCATTTTATAAAGGATCAGCTCGAAGAAATCATTATGATGTTATTACGCGACCCAACAACCAGACATGCTGTGCTGACCATGTGGGACCCGGTTGTTGATTTAGGAGTTTTATCACATCTTAAGGATCGCCCTTGCAACACACAAGCTTATTTTCGCATCAATAAAAACGCCTTAGACATGACAGTACTTTGTCGCTCCAACGATATTATCTGGGGGTTATACGGTGCCAACGCTGTACATTTTTCTGTTCTCCAAGAATACATGGCAGCTCAGCTCGAGCTTCCGGTTGGCGTTTATTACCACCTAAGTAATAATTTTCATGCCTATCAAACCGAACTAGAAAAACGTTCAGGCACGATGGAAGATGCTCGGGAAATATCAACGCAGCCATTAGTCGACGCACCAGCTTATTTCGATGAAGAACTCGCCGCTTTATTGCAGGGTGCTGAACCAGATTTTCACAACCTTTTCTTAAGCGACACAGCATTTCCTATGTTTGACGCCTATCGAGCATGGAGAAAAAAGGAATTTGTCAGAGCTCGCTTAATTCTTTCGGAAGTAAGGGCAGACGATTGGCGTACGGCTTGTCAGGAATGGCTCTGGCGGAGGACAAAACATGTCGTCGCTGCGTGATAGAATTTACAGTTCTCCGGTTATGGCAGCGCGGTTAAAGCGCTACCACGCTTGGCCAGTCTTACATCAACAAACGGTCGGCGAACATTGTGCACGAGTGGCTAACATCTATTGTGAAATCTTCGGTATGCCCAGCGCTAACGTTTTTTATTATATGCTCAACCACGACGCCGGAGAACTGTTAGCCGGGGATGTGCCCTTTGGTGGCAAGGACCACGTTAAGGAATTACGAGCAGCCATTCAGGAAGCGGAAGAAATTGGACGAACCTTATTAAAGATCGATTTGCCGCGCTTATCCCTAGATGAACAAAGCAAAGTCAAGATCGCAGACTTACTGGAAATGTACGAATTCGGTTGTCTGGAAGAGCTGATGGGCAACCGATTGGCTGCACCCGTTACGGACGAAACCTTATCCGCTGCGCTGAAGATTGCTGATAAAATCTTTGTGCGCGAACCCGTTCTACGTTGGATCAAACAACAGGAGTTATCTCATGACCGCTAACAATTACCAGATCGGTGGCACGCATTATAAAAGCAAGTATGAGCACTGGGACCTTGTAGCCGATACGGAAATGGGTTATCTGGAAGGCTGCGTTACAAAATATATTTCCCGCCATAAAAAGAAGCATGGGTTAATTGATCTGCAAAAGGCCAAACATTATTTAACAAAATTAATTGAAACCTGTGAATATCACAGAGCGCACCGAAAAAATATCTACGTTGGCGCAGCGTTCGGCAACGTCGATTATTTTTGTCAGGTAAACAAGATTGGTAACGACGAACGCAGAGTCATGAAACTCGTCGCGGCTTGGCAATTAAAAAACGATTTAGAACAAGCCTTGGATGCACTGCAGCAACTAATCGAAATATATGAACCGGTGCTGCCTTTCCCTGAACAATTTCGTCCCGGCACTCCGGAAGACGGCGGACACCATGCAGCCTAGCTTTCCGTCATTGAAATCGGCCAAGCTGATTTCTATCGACTGCGAAACTAAAGATGAACAATTGAAGACACACGGTCCCGGTTATCACCGTGACGGTGCGATCGCTGGCGTTGCTATCGCTGTTGACGGCTTTAGCGAGTACTACCCCGTTGCCCATGAAGGAGGTGGCAATCTCGACAAGGCAAAAGTATATGCTTGGTTAAGGGAGCAGCTACGAGGCGACCAGCCCAAACTATTCGCACATGCTGCATACGATCTAGGCTTTTTGAATAGCGCAGCGATTAAAGTCAACGGGCCAATTTATGATGTACAAATTGCTGAACCGTTGTTAAACGAAAGTCGTCGTTCATATTCGCTAGAAACCTTGTCGCAACATTATCTGAAACGCGGCAAGAAAAAGAATGAACTAAATGAATGGATCGGACAAAAGTTTGGTAAGACAGGTCAACGCACTCCAGGAAATTTTATTTGGCGTGCGCCCGGTTCTATCGTACGCGATTACGCCATCGAAGATACACAACTCCCGTTGGAAATCTTCCCTATCCAGAAAAGAGCGCTTGAAGCAGAAAATTTGTGGGACTTATTCTTGTTAGAAAGCCGTCTTATTCCGATGCTGGTTGCTATGCGGATGCGTGGCGTGCAAATCGACCTCGCAGCAGCCGAACGACTTTACGAAACGATGACCAAAAAGCAGAAACAGCTCGGCAAGAAGATTGGCGATACCGGTCCGGAAACGTTTGTTTGGTTAACCGCACCGGTCGCAGCCTTGTTTGACAAGGAAGGTATCGAGTATCCGAGAACTCCAAAGACTAACCGCCCGTCGTTTACAAAGGAATGGCTCGCGGCTTGCCAGCACCCCATTGGAAAACTAGTACAGGAAATCCGGCACTTGGATCGGATGCGTAATACGTTTGTTAAAGGCGTTGTTTTGGAAGGGCACCACAAAGGCCGGTTGCACGCCTCGTTTAACCAATTGCGCAGCGATGCCACCGGCACAGTGAGTGGCCGCTTTAGCTCCTCGCAGCCGAACCTGCAGCAAATCCCGGTGCGCACCGAATTGAGTAAACCAATCCGCAGTCTTTTCTTGCCCGACAAAGGCCAGGATTTTGGTACAACGGATTTTAGCCAAATCGAGTTTCGTTTGTTAGCATTGGCAGCAGCCGAACAAGGTTTAAGAAGCGGTAATAAATTCATGGAGGCGTACAACAAGGATCGTAATACAGATTTTCATCAAGTCGTTGCGGACATGACCGGGCTACCCCGAAATTACGCAAAGACAATAACGTTCGCAGCAGCATATGGTGCTGGCCCAGCTAAGATCGCAATGCAGCTTGGCATGGACGAAGCCAAAGGCATGAAGCTGTTAAACGAATACCATCGACGCGCGCCGTTCATTAAACCGTTGAGCGGGATTTATCAGGATCAAGCAGAAGAACACGGTGAAATTACAACGCTACTCGGCCGCAAGCGGCGGTTCAACAAATGGCAGGTCAAAGGAGTAGTCGATAAGCAAGGTATCCCAATTTTATTTGACAAGCGGGTGGCTAATTCACAACGTGCATTTACCTACCGTGCGCTCAACGCCTATATCCAAGGTTCGGCAGCCGATGTCCTTAAGCAAGCCATGGTGCTGCTCTGGGAAGGTGGAGTATGTGACGTACTCGGAGCTCCGCATTTGACCGTACACGATGAACTCGACGTCAGCGTACCAAAGAATAAAGTGGGCCGGGAGGCTTTTAAGGAAATGGTTCATACGATGGAAACAGCAGTTGATCTGGCCATTCCGTTACTGGTTGATCACGGGCTTGGTGAAAACTGGGGTGAAGCAAAAGGATAATAACAATGCTTATGCAAATTCTCACGGATTACGTTGCCAAGAAAACCAAAACTTGGAAGCACGATCGCATGGTCACCGTCGGCGCATCCGAAATCGGTGCTTGCGAGCGGAGAACGTATTATCTCAAATCGTCTGAACGCGCGGACAAGGATCACCTCGCACGGTGGGGTGCAACGCATCGCGGCGATCTTATTGAGCAGTATTTAGTCGTGCCAGCCTTGCGGCAACGGTTCGGTAAGAAGTTGCTCTGGTCAGGCAAGGCGCAAAAAACACTTATCGACAAGTTTCTCAGCGCCACTCCAGATGGGCTTATTGTTAACGCCCCACGAAATATGCTACGCCATTTAGGGATAAAGGATATCGAAAGCGATTGCCTGTTAACCGAAATCAAATCGATCGACCCGCGCGCCAATCTGGAAAAAGAAAAACACCAACACCGGTTGCAGGCGATAACACAATTAGGATTGGTCCGAACCAAAACCAAATACCGGCCGATGTACGTTCTGATCATGTACGTCGACGCCAGTTTTCATGACGAAATTAAAGAATTTGTTGTTCGTTATGATCCGGACGTTTTTCTTACACTACAAAAGCGCGCACAGAAAATCCTGTCAGCCGCTGGCGCGCAGGAGCTAAAGCCGGAAGGTTGGATTGCTGGAGGACAGGAATGCGAAACCTGTCCTTGGAAGGATGCCTGCGGCATTGAGCGGCATGCGTTACCTTCGGAAAAGTTTAAAGGCGAACCTATTGACCCGCAGCGCACTGCTGAAATTACCGATATGGTGCGCGAATACCGGGATAAGCAACATTCGCGGGATGCTTTAGACGCGCAAGCCAAGGAGCTGAGCGAAGCTATCAAATCGCGGCTACGTGATTGGCAGATACGCAAGGTACCCGGCGTTGTAACCATGAGCCAAGTAAAAGGCCGGGAGAGCTATGACCTCAGCGCCCTTAAGGCAGCAGCCGAAGAAAAGGGTATCGACACTGAACCGTTCAAACGAATAGGCGACGCTTATAGTCGTCTAACTGTCTCGCTCCCTGAGGAGTGAGTTCTCGAGCAAAAGGAAAAGAGAAAAATGG